GGAGGCCGGCTGGTACGCGATCATGACCGCGTCCGCCAGGTTGGGGGACTTCGTGTTGTCGGGCTGCTTGTTGACCTGGATCTTCCCGGTCACCGTCTTGCCGTACGTCGGCTGGGACAGCTCCATCACCAGCGCCGCGCGCTCCGGCACGTCCGGATCGATCGATATCAGATCATCCGGGTTGAACTCCATCCCCTCGACCACGGCCCGGTAGGTGGCCTGGAACCGCAACCGCAGCGACCACCAGGCCTGTGCCTTGGCGTTGGCGAAGAAGTCCTTGTTCAGGCGCTTGGGGACCATCTCGCCGTCCGGGTCGTAGACCTCACCGGAGCCTCGGAATGGCTCCACCATGATCTGGCGCTTGGCTTCGGCCTGGCGCTGCTCGTTGATCACCCGGGAATCGCCGCGCACGCCCGAGCCCAGGCCGTCCGCGTCGTAGTCCAGCATCTCATAGCCGTACTCGTCACAGTAGCCCATGGCACGAACCACGGTGTCGAAGATGTCGCTACCCTTGCCGGACCACTGGTGCAGGTGCTGCAGCACGATGCCGTGGCGGCCAGCGAAGGCGTTTTTGTCCCGGCCCTCATCGGCCACGTCCAGGCCGGCGCGGCGTGCGCCAGTAGGCGTGATGCCAAGCTTCTGGTGTGCTCCGATGGCGGCCTGAACCCAGGCGGAGGGGATCAGGACGCCTTCCACCGACGCGGCGTAGTTGATGTCGATCTCCTGGGCCACGGTGACCGGGTCCAGGTCGCGGACCTGCTTCTCGTACCAGGCGTCATCCTTGCGGGGATCGTCGCGCCAGTGGAAGGTGAACACCGGGATCCGGCCACTGTGCCGCCGCTGGGCAAATGGATTGGCCGACCCATTCGGCGTGCTGATGTCCTGGCGGCAGTTCGTGGTCGCCGCGAGCGACGCCTCGACCAACTGCGGCCTCTCCAGGAACGCCGACTCGTCGACGATGTAGAAGCTGGCCCGGTCGCCCCGGCCGATGTTGTCGCCCGCCTCGCCGGTGATTACCGACCCGGTCTCCGGAAAGTGCATCCGCATGTGGGCGGTGTGCAGCCGCTCGTCCCAACTACCCCGGAACTCCACCGGAAGCAGCTTTATGAACGCGCGTGCCTTCCAGAACAGCGACTTCGGGGAACCGATCTTGTCGACGTACTCTTCCTTCCGGGAGCCGAAGCCAACCGCCACGCCCTCGCGGAACAGGCATACCGTGTCGGCCAGGGCCACCGTCAGCCAGGACATGCCCATGTCGCGGGTCTTCTCGGTGATGCCCGGCTCCTGCTTCTGCCAGCGCTCCAGAAACCAGGCAATCCAGTCTTCCTGCTTGGGGAACAGCAGGAACGGCACGCTCGAAGGCAGGCCGCGCTCCACGTTACGCGGATCGAACGTCATGCCCCAGTCGATAATGAACTGGGCCGGATTCTCGGCGTAGAAGGCCTTCAGGTGTTTCAGCTGCTCGGGTACCGCCCGGATGCGCTTGAGCCGCTCGATCCGCCACTCGAAGACCTGCCCATAGTCAGGATTCTTCCAGTCGAACGGGAACGGTATGGGCATCAGTTCATCAGGGCACGGTAGGCAGCCGCAGCAGCATTCGGGTCGTCGGACACCACCGTGGTGCCCTGCGCATTGGCGGGCGCCGGGGGCGGCGGAGGTTCAGGGTTGCTCAGGCCGTAAATGTCGCGCTCCAGGCCGATCAGCACCTTCAGGGTTTCGCCCAGCTTCTTCATGCCGTCGACGCGGGAACCGAAAGTCAGGACCTTGTCGTACGCGGCGGCGCGCTTCTTGGCTCCATCCTCGCCCTCTTCGCGCAGGAACTCGCCCAGGTGCGCGAACAGCTCCGGGTCGTTGGTCTGCGCCTCCAGCTCGTCGAACAGTTGCATGCAGAGGCGGTGCGCGCGCGTCACGCTGCGGCGCTGGGTCAGCATCACGCTGGCCAACTGCTCGCTGTTCTGCTCAACGACCGCGGCGACCTGCTCTTTCTGGTTACCGGAAACCTCCGTGGTAACCGATTGCTTGGTAACCAGCGCTTCGGCCTTGGCGCGGATGGCGGCGGATAGGTCGCGCTCCCAGCCGTCGCGCTTGGCGCGCTTGGCGATCGCCACGTGGGATATGCCCTGGCGGCTGGCAATCTCTCGGACCGAAAGCATGCCGGCGCGATAGTCCGCCTCGATCCGTTCCCAGTCGGGGGCGGCTTTCTTGGCTTCCGTCATGCTCAACTCAGGGTGAACCCGGTGATAACGCCGTCGGCATCCACCTGGGGGGTGATCTTGCTCGTGTAGGTCCCGGTCACGGAAACCGTCAGGTCGGTACCATCCTGCACCAATCCGAAGTTGGGCAGCAGCGTCACGCCATTCAGCGCGCCCTGGTCGATATCGAAGGTGGCGCCCGCGCTGGTGCCCCCGGCGGTCTTCACGGACACGGGCGCCGCATTGATGACGATCCTGGTCGTGGCGTTCGCCAGGGTGAAGGTGGCCTGGTTCTGACTCACGGCAGCAACCATAGCGACACCCCCGGAACCGTCGTACTGGTTGACGATGGTGCCGTCGTTGCCGTCCTCGGTGACGGCATAGTTGTGGGGCAGCGCGACGTTCTGGAACGTGTCGCTGGCCACATGCGTCGTGACCATGGCCAGCAGGCCAGTGTTGTCTTCCTTGGACAGGGGCAGGCTGTTGCCGTCCGTCACCAGGGTGTTGCCCGCGGGGAACCGGACATTGGTGAGCGCGCCCTGGTTGACGAAGGCGGTACCGTTGCCGGCGCTGGAGCCGCTGCTGGTGGCCAGCGCCACGGTGCCGTTGGCAGCGACCATGGCCACCGTGGCCGGCAGAGTCACGGTGACGGCATCGTCCTGGACATCTGCCGTTCCCTGGTAGGTCGGCGACACGTCATTGGCCGGCTTGACCGTCACAGCCTGGCCGTCCTGCACCGGTGCGCCGCCTTCCGTCGTCTCGCTGGCACCGAAACCCGTAGCGGGATTGTTGAATCCTGCGTCTACCGACATGGCTATCACCAGTTCGTGGCGAGGGTGGCGACGCAGTAGGCGTCCGCCGGGGCGCCCGTCACCGTGATTCGCACCGCCTGGATGCCAGACAGGAACGGGGCCCAGCGGCGCTCTGTCGTCAGGTCCAGCGGGTTGGCTCCCTGCTCCCAGACGTCGGCGAACGAGCCCATGGCCTCGATGGTGGCCGAGCCCGTCATGGCGCCGGTATACGGCGTGCCGTCGGCCTTCTGGAAGGACAGGGAAACCTCATTCCAGCACGGCAGGTAGCGGACGCCGATGTCGATCGTCGCGGTGCCGTTCTGGAACGGCTGGGATTGCTTGGCCATGGCCTGTCTCGATGAAGTTTGTGGGGCCCATCCCCTGAGCACGCGAGCGTGCCGGTCGTTCATAGCAGGGGTACAGCGACGGGCGGCGCCGGTCGTTGCCAGCGGTTCGGTGTCATCACCGAGTGCAGCATTGGCATTCGCTGCGGGCTGGTCGATTGCGGCGGCTGCTCCCACTGGTCGGCCGCCTCAAACCTTCCCCGTGCACCCAGGGAGGAGGACCCGCTTCAGCGGGGACGGCGAGGCGGCCGACCGGTGGAAGCTGATGAAGTATTGCTATTTATCTCGTGTTTGATCGCGCTTGGGGACTTTCATCCTTTCGGACTACGATCGTCGCGCACCACTTCGGAGGAAACATGGATTACCAGGTCACCTGCATCAACAAACCCAACCGCTATGACCCACATTCCCGAATCCAGAGGCTAGGAGGTCCGGGCTGGAGTTCTTCGGCAGACGATGTTATTCGCGACATCCTCTTGGGGTTCCACACCTATTACGTTCAAGTGGGGACGCTACTTGGAGGGGCACGCGCGAACGTGATTGTTCGGTACCGGAATGACGAACCTTACCTGACCACCTCTCCTGATGGCGTTCAGACCGACAATCTGCTTTCCCTTCCGGAGTGCCCGGGCGGCCTGCAGGGACTTTTCGGCGCGCTTTAGGTCGAAGGAACGAAAAAAGCCCCGGCCAATGGCTCGGGGCTTTCCTGCTCAGACACTTTCGACCAGTGACTGAAGTGACCGGATTTTGCGGGTAAATTTCGCAGCCGTCAAGCGGCAAGCTGTTCTTCCTCCCCGACAATGCCGGCCTGTTGCAACCGCGCCTCAGCGTCTTCCATGGCTTCGGCCTCGACGCCCTTGATGCCCTGGTCGTACTCCCCCTTTCCCTTTTTGACCAGCCTGGCGCCTCGCAGCCAGGTGACGATCTTGCCGTTCTGGTCGGTCACCGTGCGGTCGCTTATGTTGGCCTTCTTTGCCAAGTCGCCCAGAAGGACCTTCTGCCCGAAGTACTTAGCCACGATGCCGTCGCGCACCAGCCGGTGCACCAGGTGGCCGGACAGCACGCCGCGGCGCATGGCCTCGTCCGAAACGTAGCGGATCGCCTCCAGCCAATCCAGCGACGGTACGGCATGACCGCAGTGAGGGCAATGGGCCGACTGCGGCAGGAACTTGGCCAGGATGATGTTCCGATGCAGGCGATCCATTTCCTTGATCTCCAGGAAGATGAAGCCGGCCTGCGTCGCACCATCCAGGCCGCCCAGGCCGCGCCCGGTGCGCTTCACCTTGTCGGCCATCTTCAGCATCGTAGGGCGGTCCAGCGAGCCGCGCGAGAAATTGTGCGCGAAGGTCAGCGCCTGGTGGGCGCTCTTGAAAATCGGTTCGTTCATTGGGTCCGCTCCTGGTATTCCCCGCATCGTTGCCCTACTTCCTTTCCCTTGCCGCACCGCAGGACGTTGCGGCCGCCGAAGGGATCCTTGACGATCTTGATCTGGACGCAGCCGGCGCAAGTGCGCGGTGGCGCGCCGGTCTGCTTGCGCTCCATGACCGCCGCCGGGTCACGCCATTTCCAGCCTTCCATGGCTACGCGACCTCGCGCGCCGCGCTGCCGGCGATGCTGATCATCCTTGGCTGCACAGCCGCGGCGCGGGCTCCGTTCAGTTGCAGCGCCGTCGGCAAGCTGAGCGCGCGGCGCGGCGCGGTGCCCGCAAGCACGGTCACCGGGCCGTCATATGCGGGCAGCGGCTCGGCATTCGGCGCAGTGGCAGGCGGCCGCGGTGGTATCAGGTGATCGGTGGATTTCCCTTTCACCGTCGCCTGGCGCCGAGCCACCGGTTTGACCTCGACGGCGCTGGGCCACGCGGGCGCGGCAACTGGCGCGGCCTTTTTCGGGCGCCCCGGCTTGGCCTTCACGATATGCTGCGCCTCCTGAATCGCGGCGGTCAGCCAGCGCTGGTACGCACCCTGAGGCGTGCGGGCTGCCCGCGACACGATGCCGTCGGAGCATTCCCACAGGCCAGATGGCGCCTTCTTGATTCTGGGGCGCACGCCTGGCGGGGCATCGGCAGGCACCTTGCCGGCGTTGCCCGTGGCGGCCTCCCATTTGGCCCGCTGCCGGTTGATTTGCGTGATCCTGGACACATGCAAGCCGAACTCTTGGGCCAGCACGACGCCTTTCTCTCCGGCGTCGAGGCGGCGCACGATCTCGGCGTTCCGGGCTGATTTGCTCGGGGTCATAGCAGCGCTCCTTGCGCCTTGGGCGACCGCTTGGCCTTCGGCTTCGGCCGCTTGGGCGTCGGCGTCCAGATCCCAGCCTCCTTCGCCATGGCCCAGTGCAGGATCGCCAGCGCGTCGGCTTCGTTGTCGTCCTCGACTCGGAAGCCGCGGGCCTTGGCCTGGATGACCATGTCCGGCTTCTTGGCCATGTGGTTGCCCGTCCAGGTCTTCTTCACCGTGGCAACGTGGACCGGATGAATCTCCAGCCGATGGCTGTCGGCGACCATCTCCATGACGGCCTTGAAGCCGCCGTAGACGTCGCCGGCGGCCACGCTGGACCGGCCCTGAGCCTGGATGACGACTTCGTACGCGATCGCGTTGATGTTGTGCGACACGATGGTCTCAGCCAGCCATGAGCGGAAGCGCTGCCAGCGCTGGCCCGGCGACCAGCTGGCGCGTGGGCTGAAGTTCTCGACGCCGTGCAGGATCTTGCCGTCGCGCCGGCGCACTGCGTAACCGGTGTGGTTGGCCAGGTCCAGGGCGAGGATGGACGTGTTGATCTTCGCTGCCATCGCCGCAGCCTGCTCGCGCAGCTGGTCGGCAGCCTCGACCAGCTGCAGCCCTTCCAGGCGCTGCAGTGTGCCGGCCATAGGGTCGAACGGGTCCACGCCTGGGAGGGCGTGTACGGTGCTGGTCATGCGAGGCTCCCGAGGAAGTTCAGCGGCTTGCAGCGCGAGTCGCCGGTGTATTGGAGACTGTCCTTGTGGTACCAGAGGGGGATGCGCCCTTCCCACTCGCCGTGCCGGTTCTTCTCGCAGCACAGCAGCACGTCGGGCTTGGTGAAATCCTCGTCGCTCATCGCTTGGCCGGCGGTGGCCGCCTTCAGCGCGGCCTTCTCCTTGCCCTTGTTGCGCCAGACGATCAACAACTGGTCCACCTGGTCGACGATGGAGCCGGAGCCTTTCACGTCCCACTTCGTGGGTGGCTTGTCCTCGTTCTCGCATTTGCGGATGTGGTGCACCAGGTGGATATGCATGCTCTCCTCGCGCGCCAGCGCGGTCAGAGCATCCACGAAAACCTTCTGGCCGTTGTAGTCGTCCTCGCCGCGGACGCACTTCATCAGGTTGTCCACCACCATGTGCTTCACACCCAGCTTGCGGCCGGCGTAACGGACGACGGCGTACAGCATCTTCGGATCCACCTGGCCCTGCTGGTCGTAGATCCACAGCTTTCCGTTCAGCAGCTCCATGAACTGCTTGGTGAACTGGCGCGCCGGCTGCGGCACCATCGAGGCCTGGCGCTGCATCCGTTCCAGGGTCTTGATCGGAGACATTTCGAACGATGCGATGCAAGAGGATTCCTGCTGGGCGCAGAAGCCCAGCACCACGTTGCCCAGCATCTGGGACTTGCCGGAGCCGTTCATGCCCGCCCACAGCGTCACCTCGCCAGGACGAAACCGGACGTTCAGATGCGTGGACTTCCAGGGCAGGCGGGCGCCGGTGATCCGCTCCGGCTCGTCGGCCAGGGCTTCCAACTGCTCGGCCCACGTCGTGGCGGAATGCACCTTCACGGAAGGCTCCGCCTCGGCGTAGTAGGCTTCGAAGTCCTCGGAGTCGGACGAGAACACCATCGTCATGCTTTCGGTCTCCAGCGGATAATGGCGCCATCGACGGCTGCCAGGATTTCGGATGGCTGGAAGGTGCGCGCTCGGGATGCCACAGCACGCACCCGTCGCCCGTCCTCACCGCATACGTGCACGCGAGCGCCGCGTACGCAGCGCAGGTCCAGCGTGCCGGGAATGTCTCCCGGGCCGACATCGATCTCCGGCACGCCAGTCAATTCCAGGGACTCTTCGGCCGCCAGGAAGCCCCGTTTCGCCGGTTCGGTAGGCAGGACGACGACGAAAATCTCGGCAGGCGTGAAGCCCTGCAGGCGGGCACGGGTCAAAGCCTTGTTGCCGGTCATATCGGGACTCCGTACTGGTCCGTGTTGCCACCATCAGCCGGAAGTCCGTCCTCCCAGCGACGCTGGTTCAGGTACGTCAGCGGGGCCGGCTCGAAGCCGTCCTGCCACTGCTTCGACGTCTTCATCGCCGCCACATGCGCCGTGATCTGCGGCGCGACGCGCTCCAGCCCCCTCACCTTCCAGCGCTTCAGGCATTCCGACTTCGCAGCCTTGCGTTGGGTGTTGGGCCAAGTCCGCCAGAACTCGTTGAATCCGGCCGGCATCTGGTCGGCGGCAGCCGACGAATGTTTTTCTTTTATTGGTTCTTGGTTATTGGTTATTGGGTAAGCATTGCCTTCGCTATGCGTTGGCATATGCGAAGGCATATCCAAAGGCATCTGCGTCCGCATTGCGTCGGCATCTGCGTTCGCATGTCCGTTCGCATTGCCTTCGGACTTCCAGCGCTTTGCGGCAGACGTGCGCGCCTTCTGCGATTTCTCCTGAGATTTCGCCAATTCCTCGTCGCATCGCTTGTGGCGCCAGCCGTCCTCAGCAAGGCTGAAGTACTCGTCCAGGATGGTATCGACCGCCTCTTTCTCGGCCGCCGATATCGCGCGGGCAAGCCTGTAGACCTTGGTGCGCTCAGCGGGCAATGGCTGTTCGTGCAGGTAGTAGAGGTCGATCAGGCGGCGATAGGCACCGTCTTCCACCATGGTCAGGTGGGCGGTGTCCTTTAGGTAGTCGCCGATGTGGTGGGGGTAGTAGTTCATGCAGCGATCGCCCTCTTCATCGGTTCGTAGGCCCGCTGGAAGGCTTCTTCGACAGCAGGGCTCCAAAGGCCGCGGGCGATCAGCGCGTCGCGCGTGCGGTACACGTACGCGACCTCGCGGCGCCGGCGGACTTGCTTGGGGATTCCGCCCTGGTCGTGCTCGCGGTGGCAGTCAGGGCAAAGGGGAAAGGTCAGGGAGTCGCAGACCTTCAGCGCCCCGCCCTTCCCATAATTCGCATGGGCGGCCTGGCAGCCGGACCGCTGGCATGCCATGCAAGGCAGCGCGGCGACGTTCTTCCGATGAGCCAGCGACCGGAACAGCGTCGATTCCTTCGGTACAGGCTTGCGTACGCGGCCCAAGGCCAGCGCAACGGCATAGCCCAGGCCGATGGTCCGGGCCTCGCGCGAACGCGCCATGGGGGCCTTCCTGGTGAGCGCGGACCGCATCATGCGTTGAACTCCGCCAGGATCCCATCCACCGCCGCGGCAGCAGCGTCATCGTCGACAGCCGGCCACAGGAACCGTGTCGCGCGCTTCGACCGCAGGAATGCCAGCACCTTGACGTGGTGCTCGTAGAACTCGGCGTCATCCAGCGAGTCGTAGGCGATCGACTTCGGCAGCGCCACGGGCTTGCCGTCGGGGCCCGGCACCAGCTGGCAGTGCCCTGCCCCGACCTCGATCCACTTCCTCAGATCTTTCTGATTGGCGAACTGCTCCTGGTTGTCGAAGATGGCCCCGAGCATTGCCATATGCAGGCGGTGAAAGCGCGGGCTGCGCGGAAAGCGATGTTCAAACGAAATCGTGGCGCCGTACGGCAGGTTTTCGAGCTTGCGCTTGAAGCGCGCGAACGCGCGGCAGTCGGCCTCGGTCAGGCCAGCCAAGCGGCCGGTCTCGTCCTTGCGCAGCGCGATCTTTGCCATGGCCTACCTGGCGTCCGGCCCGCACTCGCCCATACCCACGCGCGCGCAATGGCACGCAGTGCCGATCTGGCTGCCGAAGGCGAGGAAGTCCAGGTACTGGCGGCTCGTCACCACCATGCCCATGGCCTCGATCGCGGCATCGATCTTGTCGATCGGGATGCCCTGCTGGCCGGACATGAAGCGGCTGACCTGGGAATCATCCCAGTCCAGCGCCTCCTTGACCGGGGCGCGCAGCTGCGGGTCGGACAGCAAGCGCCGGAAGTTGCGCTCCATTGAGGGCTTCTGGGGGAGAAAGCCCATCGGTGTAGGCGTGCTCATGTTCGGTCAACCTTGGGGAAAAAACAGTGCGTGCGGATGCGCGCGAGGCCGCGCACAGTGGCGGCATGGAAGAGCAAATAAAAAATCGGGCATGGCGTCAGACATCCAGCGGGCCGATGGGAATGCGCTCGTCGCGCGGGTCGGGATCACGCATTGGTGGGCTCCTTCTGGGCGAGCTCTGGCCAGATGCGCCAGTAGTCATCAGGTCGCAAGTGCTGACGCGTGCAGCGCCCATCGGTGATCTTCTCGATGTCAGCGCCGTTCAGCGCAGCTCGCTTGTTGCCATACGCGATCTGCCGCAGGTATCCGACGGATGTGCCGTAGTCGGCACAGCGCTGTTCGGCCACCTCAGCAGGCGTTTCCTTGAGCCACTGGAGCAGAGGTTCGATTCGCATAGGGCGAAGATTACCTGTAGGTAATCGAAATATCAATACCCAGAGGACATTTACCTGGAGA